ATCGTGATCAGTAACATTTAAAGCAATATCACTAGCGTTTGAACCAGCGTTAATAGTTAAACCAAAACTTCTCGTATCTGTAGCTTCTTGATTTATAATTGATGCTACAAACTCACCATCACTTACACCATCAGCAGCAGTTACAAGTAAACGACCTGAAGAAACTACATTACCTGCAACAGTTAATGAATTTGCAGCCAATGTCAACAAATTAGTGTCACTAGCACAACCAATATTACCACTGTTTGGTATTAAAAACTTACCTGTAATACTACAATCTCCTGCAGTGTCAAATTTCATTCGCTCTGAAACTACACCCTGTCCATTAGCAGCAATGGCAGTTTTAAAAAACATTTCTGAAGTTCCTCCAGACCCAGTTCCTCCAGCACCTCCAGAAGATAAAGTTAAATCACCTCCATTAGTATCAGCACCGCCTCCTGCAATACCAGCAGAAATAGTTAAATTACTACCATGAACACCAGATCCTGTAGCTGTAGGACCTATAGTAGTTGCTGCACCATTTCCAAGAGTTATATCTCCGCCAGATACAGCTAAATTATCAGTTGCAGTAATAGCATCAACAAACAAGTTAGCCCAACGAACACCTGTTGTGCCAAGACTGTCAGTGCTATCTGTGTCTGAAACAATATTTGAACCACTTGTTATTCCACCATTTGCTACTTGAGTTGCAGTTGTAGTTAACACACCTGTGACTAATGCGGTAGTTGCTATATTAACTGCACCGTCTATATCTACAATGTCTAGGTTGGTAGTGCCGTCTACATCTAAGTCTGTACCAACAAACAACTTTGCAGCTATACCAACACCACCGTCAACAATCAAAGCACCTGAAGTTGAGTTAGTTGAGTCAGTAGTTAGATTTAAATTAACAACACCACTTGTATTAAGAGTTGTTACAGTTGCAGCGGCAGCGGTACCAGACCCAAGAACACCATCTAGTGTACCAGTAAATCCAGTAGCTGTTATTTCACCACTAACATCCATTGCCCCATTAACATCAACTGTAGGTGCAGTTATATCTAATGTTGTACCAGCATTAATTTCTAAATGACCATTAGCAGATGCAAATATTTCTTCACCTCCACCAATATCGTGAAACTTAAGTTTTGTTGTCAATAATAATCCGAGTTCATCTTGAGATGCATCATATAAAACACCTTCACTTGCTGTAGCACTAAAAAACCTTACATCAACTCCAGTATCATCAGCACCTGTTGTAAAATTACCAAGTTGCAATGTAGGACCTGTAATTGTTAGTAAATCAGTTGTAATGCCTATATCATCAGCAGCGTCAATTGTTATGTTATCTCCTGAGTTTATATCTATACTACCTGCAGCAGCTGTTATTTTTATTGCGTCAGTAGCAGTACCTGCTGTATTAATTAAAGAAAACTTTTCACTTCCTGCAGTTCCATGAGGACTAAATATTGCTTCTACTGCCCCATTTTTTCCTAACTTTAATGTTTGACCATCTACTAAACTAGGAGCTAAAAGTACTGAACCAGCAGACGCATCAATTGAAATAGCATTAGCGCCTGTACCTGCAGAACTTAATATTAACTTTTGAGTTCCACCACCAACTACAGAAAGAGTTAAGTCTTTATCAGATCCTGTTACAGTTAGATTGGAATCTAGTGTTCCGTCTATAGAAACCCCAGTACCATCAACTATAATAGTGCTTGCAGCATCTAGTGCGAACGTTGTTGAATCTATAATTACTGGCTTATCTGCTGCTGCACCTATACTTATAGATGTACCTGAGTCAATTGTAAGAATACCAGCAGCATTAATATCTAATATACCAGCATTAATTTCTACTTCTGAAGCTGCATTTGTGTTAGCGTTTAATTGAAATGCCATACCTGCTGTATGAACCGTTGTTACAACTATATCACTTGCTGCTCCACTCGTGATTAAAGAAGCTGCTCCACTAGAGCCAACCGCAACACCTACACCATTAACAGCAATAGCTGCGGACGCATCTATATTTAAAGTTGAAGCATCTATATCAATAGCCACATCTGAATCTCCTCCAATTGTTATTGCAGAACCATCTATTGTTACTGCACCTGCTGCATCTATATCAAATGCTCCATCTACAACAAACCCAACGTTAGCCGCTGCTGCTGCTGTATCTACAGTCGTAATTGTAAGTGTACCGTTTGTTCCGGCAGCAAAAGTTACAGTATCTCCAGTTGAAGGAGTAAACACTAAGTTTGAAGCAGCTGCATTTCCTAAGTTTAACCCATCTAGAAATGCAGATAACCAATACTTACTTGATGTACCTAATTGACCTTCACTATCGGAGCGAGGTACTATATTTTTAGTTGCCATATTGTTTTTGTTTTATTTTTTTTATTAACTAATGTATTTTCTGACAACAGTTGGTGTAGCTTTTTCCGTTATCTCAGCTTCAATTCCACTCTTATAAACATTTATTTGATCTGCACCAATCAATCCTTGAACCCAACCATCTACATCTGATTCTGTTACATCTGCAAATGCAGTAAAGCTAGAAAGATCTGAAGTGTCTATATCTGCAACACCAGTTGATAATGCTGAATTTGCTGCTGCAGTATCATCCACACCTTTTAATTCCCAGTATACTTTAAATATTACATCTGATTCACCACTTTTTGTTGGGTAGGTGTCTACAGTTTTTGTGTCCCATGTATATGTTATTGCCATTGTTTTATTATTTTATTTTGGTTGTATATCTCCGTTAGCATCCACTTCGTAGTACCCCTCTTCTTTAGGTACTAATGCAGGCATGATATCACTGTTAGTGTCAAGATCCCAAGTATCATTAAAATCATAACCTATGTTTAGTGCTTGTAGTTGTCCACCACTAAGCTCCCACATATAATCTTCTACTGCTGCTGCTGTAGCACTAGGGAATACAGCTAAACTTAATCCTAAACCCGGCATTAATATCCAAAGTAACAGATTACACCACCATCAGCATCTGCAGAAGGAGTTATTGTTGTCCATCTACCTACTATTGTAAGACCTTTAGGATATATGACACCATCGGCTCTTGTACCTCCAGCACCATGAACTTCATCAAGAAAAACTAATGTTTGACTTGCTGTTGGGGTTGTGTCAGCTGATAAAGTTACTGTTGTTCCTCCTCCGTAAGCTGTAACAAAAACACCTTGCTCATTGTCTCCACTGTATATTGGAATAGGTGTTTCAGAGTCTACAGTTAATCCTGTGTTTTCTGCATCATTATCATTAACAATTAAAACGTACTGACCAACTTTAATCTTACTGTTTGCAGCTGATATAGTAACTATAGCACCTGAGTTGGACCCAGTTGCAGCAGCAGTTGTAACACCGTTGTGATTCATAAAACCATCAGCAGCACCCACTGCATCAGTACTTCCTGTTATATTAGGAAAACCTGCTCCAGATGAAACTCTTTTTTCTGACACTAAAGCTGTTGGTGTGCTATCTGACAAAAATTGAATAGCAGTTATCACCATACCTTTGGGTGGAACTACTGGCTTTGCGACATTACTAACAACACTACCTAGCTGCCCAAAGTTATATGCTACTGCACTTGAATTTATACTCATTGTCTTTTTTGTTTTATTTGTTAGTTTTATTTAGGGTCAAAACCACCTAAGTTAAAATTACCACTAAGTATATCATTACCTGATGACTCAAAGTTTTTAGGGGGTTTCTCTTTTTTTCTTTGATCTATTAATTCAGATTGTTGAGATGCTTGAATTTTTGTTCTTTCATCTTTACGATCTTCTTTTTCTTTTTCCCTGTTTTGTATACCGGAAGTTTCCATTTGCTTTAACTGTAAGTTATATTGAAACTCTAATTCCATTAATTCTTTTTTAGCAAAAACTTCTTGTTGCATTTTTTGAGATTCTAATTGAGCTTTTAGTTGTTCTAACTGACTGTTAATTTGTATTAGTGACTGTTGTTTCTGAACTTCAGCTTGTGCCGCTACTTGTTGTGCTTGTGCGTTTGCCTGTGATTGAGCTTGAATGTTTTGTTGTTGAGCTGCTTGATCTCTTTCAAACTTCTTTTTTCTCCTAATTTTAAGTAATTGATTAGCTAGTTTTACGTTTTTAACTTGTCTAAGATCTATAGCGTCTTCTAAATCTATACTCTTTTGAGCTACAGCAACTTGAATATTGTTTTCAAGCATACCTTTTTCTTCTTCATCAGGCTCAAGTTCTATAAATATTCCAAAGTCATGTATGTGTAGATTTTGCAGTTCATCTAATGTAGCAACATTATGAACACCTATGCTTTGTATAAAAGCATCTCTTGTAGGGGAGTATTCTAAAACATCAGATATTCTAAGGGATAAACATTCAGCAGTTTCTGCTGTTAAAAATAAACCTGATTGTAATATATGTCTAGTTGCAGTATTAGAGTTTGCTGCTGCTAATTTCTGTACACCGACTAAAGCATTTTTGTCTGGTGTACTACCATCCCTAGCCTCGTTTAAACCAGTTACATCCCTTATCATTTGTAGATAATAGTTGTAAGTCTGAATAAGTGTTTGCATTTTTTGACCACCACTACCACTAGAAATTTCTTGAATAGGTACTTTACCCGGATTCATATCTCCTTCTGATGTTAATGATCTACCTATAATACTACCTGTTTGAAAAAACATGTTTAATGCTTCTTGAGGATTGTAGTTTGTTCCGTTACCTAAGTCAATTTCAGCAATACCGTCAGCGTCTAAATAAACACCATCAGGGATTAACCTTGACATTACTTGTTGTAGTTTTAAATGGGTTAACTGAATCATATCGGCAAACCCAGTTATTCTACCTACTAAAGATTCTATTTTTCCTTTGTATAATCTAGGTGCAACAATAGCGTAATTCATCTTTACTTTAGAGTTATCACTTTTGGGTCGCATCATATTTGTTGCCATCTCCCACTTTAATAACTTTTTAGTACCAAGGACTAACACTCCTTCATATAACACCTCAACAGATCTAGATATTTTTTCAAACTTATCATCTAAAACTTCTGATGGAGGATTAAAAGAATCATCTTTAACTAATATTTTTGAAGATCCTGTAGCAGTTTGTTTTATCTTATAAACCTCATTCATGTAGGTTTTATAATTAAAATATAAAACGTCTATCTGATTGTTATCACTTTGATTGTACTGAGATCTACTATTAGGTATCGATGTATTATTTGGTTGCTTTACTATTTGTTCTAAGTCCTCATCACTAAGATTAGGAAATTCTGTTTTTAATTCATTTACAGGTATTGTTTTTAATTCTCCAGCATAATAAATATCTTCAAAATAAGGAGACTCACTGTAAGAGTAAACTAAATTAGCAGGATCAACATACTCTACTTTAATTCCTTCTGATTGACTAAAAGTGTTTTTAACACAACCAATTCCAATTACCGTAAGATCATAATAAAACCTTTTCTTTGTTAACTCATATTTATTAGAATTAAACAATACACTTATAGCTTGTTCTTCTGCTATCTCAATGGATTGTTTATAAGTCAACTGCATGTGTAATGCTAACTCTTCTTCTGAATCAGGTAATTTTTCTTCAGGGGTGTTTGCTAAATCAACACCAAAAGCTTGTTTTGTAAAAGCATTTAATTCTTTAGTTCTCATGTCAGCTAATAAGCCTTCCATGTATTCTGTTCTTTTACTAACTCCATAAGGGTCTTGAGAAAAAGCCTTTACATCGTAAGTTCTTTCAGCAATACCATTAACAACAATATCTACAAACTTTGGAATTATAGGTATTGGTGTCCAGTCTAAATTAAGATAAGATAAATCACCGTTTATAGATAACTCATCTTTATATTTTTGAATAGATTGTTCTCCTCTAGCATACAACCTTAATCTGTGAAAATTATCAAAGTTACTTTTGAATCTATCACTTCCATAATCAGTGTAGTAGAACCACTCGTTCTCTATAGCTTTAGCTACTTTCAAACCATACTCTTGACTCATCTTTTCAAGATCACTTGCTACTTGGCTTGGAAAATAATTTTTAATACCTGATTGAGCCATATTGTTATTTTATTAATTTAGATGATGTTCCTTTGTTTTCATACTTAGCAAAACCAACATTAAATTTATTTTTTTCTTTTTTAACACTTGGAGAGTATAGATTTTTATTACAAGCCATAACCGCTAACCCACTACTTATTGAAGCATCAAACTTGGTTCTGTTGTTTATATCAAATCTTGACCAATCATTTAATGTTTTATTGAAATACATGCTACCGTAATCTCCTTGATCTTTAATACCAACATGACCTTGTATATACATTTCAATAGCTGCTGCGTGAGCTTGCTTTATATCTTCACTTGAATTGGGTATACCACCTATTTCTTTCTCTGTAGTTGATAACTTATTCCATATTTTATCAGGTCTATTCATCGAATACCCCCTGTAACCTCTTCGTTTTAAATAGTATAATAGCCTTGGTTTATTATTCTCTGCTAAGATAGGCATTCCGTAAAAAACTAATGCCATTAGAACATCTTCAAAAAATATTTCAGCGGTCTGTGGTCTAGCAATGTATTCTAGAAAAAATTGATTTGGCGGAGCATCCTCCATAGAAAATTTTGTTAACCCATGAAGTGCACCTTTAGAACCTTGTCCGTCTACAGTTCCTGATATGTCATAACTATCGCATCCAAAAGCACCCATATATTCATTTCCGGGTTTTTTACCTTGTGATGTTTCTATTACTCTGTTTTGTAAATTAGCTCTAGGTATCCAGCTAATACTAAATCTTCCTTTTGGATCTGGATAAAATATAACTTTAGAATCTTTTATTCCACTTATCCATTGAAAATTACCAGTTGTAATTTTGTTTATGCTACCAACTCCTTCATTATAATCTATCTGTTCATATATTTTAGCTAGATTAAATATACTGTTTTTTGTCTCATCTCTAAATGCATGTTCCTCTGTTCTAGGGAATTGTCTGTAAAACTCATTTAAAGCATCAGGATCATTCTTTAAACCATCAACCTCATTCTGCCAATGCTCTAGTATTCCTATGTCTATAGTCTCATTATAAGGTCCTTTTATTTCTGTTTCAGGATTATCGAAGACTGGGTAACCATGTTTATCAATAAAACCTTCATAATTCCACTCCATAGGGATAAAAAGACTATAAAGACCTGAACTCGTTTGACCATTCCTGTTTCTTTTTACTACATTAGAATCTTTATATAGTTTCTTGAAATTTCCACCACCTTTATCTAATGAGTTAGAGGTGGATCCCATCATACACTTACCTATTATTCTACTACCTAATCTTAAGGTTGTTTTGGTAACCCTCCAGTTGTTGAGTATGTTGTTCGGTCTCTCCCATTTCCCTGATTCATCATGTACAAGGAGTTTAAGTTTCTCTCCGTCATAGGAGTTGTCACCGGTGTTCTTCCAATCGATGGTGGTGTCCAAGCCTTGTAGATCTTCCGGCTTGTCGGTGCTTGTAATACTCCGTCTGGTAAGTTTTGATGCTGGGACTCTGAATGCAAGTTCCGTTTTTGGTCTATCCATACCGTCTTGGATTGGCTTGAAGAAGAACGGGTAGTTGACGGATATTGGCACGACTTTGTCTGTAAACATTTTCTTAGCATCAGGACCGGACTTGGACAAGATGCCATAACGGGCATCGCTGGATATTGTTGCCAAGTTAACTGTTTCTCCACTCGCCATGAAAGAGAACCCTGATCGTCTATTCTTAAGATAACACATTCCGTAACATCTTGCATCTGCCTTACATGCCTCCCAAAAGATGTAGAATAATCTATTGGCTTCACGAAAGTCTGGTTTCCCGACATCAATCTTACTCCACTGCAAGTACATGTAATGAGCACCAGTAATATAA